AGAGGTAGAGCTGGACAAATACTAGGTGCTATGTTTAGTGGTCGTGGTACATCTATGGGTGTTCGTATGACAAAACAGATTAAGAGAATAGGTTGTGCTAATGTCAAAACACTAATTGAGGGCGATAAACTATTCATCAACTCATTTAAGATTATAGAGGAGATGTCCACTTTTGCTAAAAGAGGTCAAAGTTGGCAGGCCGAGGATGGTTCAAATGATGATTTAATGATGTGCTTAGTTATGTTTGGTTGGTTATCTAATCAACCTTATTTTAAAGAATTGACCAATACAAATGCTAGACTTAAAATGTATCAGGAACAACAGAATTTGATAGAACAAGATATAGCACCTTTTGGTTTTTTAGATGATGGTATAAATGAACACGAAGAAACAACCGTTGACGAATACGGTGATGTATGGCACCCCGTAACAAGAAAAGGTATGTAATTTAGGGTTATTATAAATATCTACAAGATGACATTTGACTATGGACTTATGAATAATAAGAATTTTGAATACTATGAACAAGGTAAATTAAATTTAAGAGGAGAATAAACCTATGGCATTTCAAGTATCACCAGGTGTTCTCGTACAAGAAAGAGACTTAACTAGAATCATACCAGCTGTATCAACTTCGATTGGTGCTTATGCTGGAGAATTTAGAAAAGGACCTTTAGATGAGATCGTAACGATCTCTAGTGAAGCAGAATTAGTTGACACGTTTGGAAAACCTGACTCAAGTAACTTTGAGCACTTTTTCAGCGCTGCTAACTTTTTGGCTTACTCTAACTCATTGAGAGTTGTACGAGCTACCCAAACATCACACGCTAATGCTAACGACTCCGGCTCTAGTTTCTTAATCAAAAATGTAGATGATTATGACGCTAACTATGCTGGTGGCGAAATCTTTGGCGGTGCTAACTATGTTGCTAAAACAGCAGGTACTCACGGAAACAACTTACTTGTATCAACTTGTCCAAGTGCTACAGCTTACTCACAAGAATTAGCTTCAGGAAACTCAGTAGCGTCAGCAGGCGCTGTCGGCGACACAACTGTAACGGTTGATGATGTTGACTTAGCAAGCAATGTAATTAATGTTGGAGATATAATCCAATTTAGTTCAACTGCTTCTACAACTGATTTTGATGACGGCGAGTTTTATAGAGTAACAGCTGCTAACACAGGAACAAATGTTGTAACTTTTGTACAACATCCAAGAGGTTCAGGTGGTTTAAAACGTGTAGTTGCTGATAACGCAAGAATCAAAAGAAGATGGAGATATTATGACGCCGTTGACGGCGGTGCTCCAGGAACATCACAGTTTGTATCTGATAGATCAGGTTCAGGCGATGAAATACATATCGTAATCGTTGACGAAGACGGTGGTATTACAGGTGTACCAGGACAAATAATAGAATCATTTTCTAAATTATCAAAAGCGGCAGACGCTAAAACTCCACAAGGGGACACAAACTACTTACCAACCGTGTTAAGAAATCAATCGAAACACGTTTATTGGGTAGACTGGCCAACGGCTGGTACCAATTGGGGTTCAAACGCAACTGGCGTAACGTTTACAGCAGTTGACACACCAAGTCTAGCTTCACTTTCGGGTGGTGCTAACGGTTCAACGGTAACAGATGGACAACTTCAAACAGCATACGAGAAGTTCCAAGACTCTGAAACTGTTGATGTTGGTTTAATTATTGCTGGTCCAAGTGGTTCAACAGCACACATTGACAATCTTATAACTATTGCTGAAAATAGAAAAGATTGTGTTGTGTTTGCTTCACCACAAAGAGCAGACGTTGTAAATGTAACTAACTCAAATACACAAGCAAACAATGTGATTGATTTCTTCGATAACATTAGATCATCTTCATATGTTGTTTTTGACTCAGGTTATAAACAAATGTATGATAGATTTAATGACACATTTAGATTTGTGCCTTTAAATGGAGACATTGCTGGTCTAGCGGCTAGAACGGATTTGATAGCAGATCCTTTCTTTTCACCTGCTGGATTTAACAGAGGTGTTGTAAGAGGTGCCGTTAAACTGGCCTTCAATCCAAATAAAACACAAAGAGATGACTTATATCAAGCAAGAGTAAATCCTGTGGCAACTTTCCCAGGACAAGGTACGGTATTATTCGGTGACAAAACTGGATTATCTTCGCCTTCAGCGTTTGATAGAATCAATGTGAGAAGATTGTTTATCATATTAGAGAAGGCAATATCTACAGCTGCTAAATTTCAATTGTTTGAGTTTAATGATGAGTTTACTAGAGCAAACTTTAGAAACATCATTGAACCATTCCTAAGAGAAATACAAGGCAGACGTGGTCTTACTGACTTCTTAGTCGTTTGTGACGAAACTAACAATACAGGTGATGTAATTGATAGAAATGAATTTATAGCAGAAATCTTTGTGAAACCTGCTAGAAGTATCAACTTTATCACATTATCATTTGTAGCAACCAGAACAGGAGTGGCCTTTGAAGAGGTCGCTGGCTAATAGTAGAGAGGAATAAATATGCCAAATATTAATGACTTCAAAGCTAAACTTGCTGGCGGCGGCGCAAGAGCCAATCAGTTTAAGGTAACAATGCCTTTTCCTGGTTACGCACAAGTTGGTGGCGAAATAGAAGACCTAGCATTTTTATGTAGATCAACACAATTACCTGATATGACTATCGGTGTTGTGAATGTTCCTTTTAGAGGAAGAAACATAAAGATTGCTGGAGATAGAACAATCGGTGAATGGCCGATTACTTGTTATAATGACACAAACTTTAAGTTAAGAAATGCTTTCGAAAGATGGCAAAACGGTATCAACAATATGTCTGATAACGAAGGCTTAACTAATCCAGTTGATTATCAAGTGGATGCGTTTGTAGATCATTTAGACAGAAATGGTAATACGGTTAAATCGTACACGCTAAGGGGAGTTTTCCCTACGGTGGTGGCACCAATTGAATTGACGTATGATGAACAAACGGCAATAGAACAATTTGACGTTACGTTCAACTACCAATTCTTTGAAAGCAATACGACTACTTAATATTAATGAGGGTGGCCTGGTCTCCAGGCCATCTTCCTAAAACTATTATAAGTAGTAGTAATTAATTTAAAGGAAATATAAAATGGCTGAATTATTTGGATTTAGTATTACAAGGGCAAAAAAACAAGCCGATCCGAAACAGAGCTTTACTACAACTCAGGCAGATGATGGTACACAAACTATTGCTGCTGGTGGTTACTTTGGTCAGTACCTCGATATGGAAGGTACGGCAAAGAGTGAGGCGGATCTAATACGTAGATATAGAGAAATAGCTTTACACCCCGAATGTGATATGGCAATAGAGGATATTGTCAACGAGGCTGTTGTAGCTAACGAAATGAAAGACGCTGTAAGAGTAAATGTAGATAATTTACCTTATGGTAAAGATGTAAGAAGAAAAATAGAAGACGAATTTCAAAATGTATTAAAGTTAATGAATTTTAATACAAAAGGCCACGACATCTTTAGAAGATGGTATGTTGATGGCCGAATTTACTATCATAAAATTATTGATAGAAATGCTCCTGTAAAAGGTATTACAGAGTTAAAGTATATTGATCCTCGTAAAGTTAAAAAAATTAGAGAGATCAGAAAGAAAAGACCAGAGGGTGCTGGTCCTAATATGCTTTCAGTTGTAGATGAGTATGTTGAATACTATCTTTACAATGAAAAAGGTGTATCAGGTACAACAACTGGTACAGGTATAAAGATAGCACCTGACACAATCGCATTTTGTCCGTCAGGTCTTATAGATCAAAACAAAAATATTGTTATGTCTTATTTACATAAGGCAATTAAACCTGTAAATCAGTTAAGAATGATTGAAGACGCTACAGTAATTTACAGAATTGCTAGAGCGCCTGAAAGAAGAATATTTAAGATTGACGTAGGTAATTTACCTAAACAAAAAGCTGAACAATATCTACGAGATGTTATGGCAAGATATAGAAATAAACTTGTCTATGACGCTTCAACTGGAGAGATTAGAGACGACAGAAACTATATGTCTATGTTGGAAGATTTCTGGTTACCAAGTAGAGAAGGTGGTAGAGGAACAGATATTACAACTTTACCAGGCGGCCAAAACTTAGGTGAGATTGCTGATATAGAATACTTTAGAAGTAAGCTATACAGATCACTAAATGTACCTGTAAGTAGATTAGAAGGATCAACAGGATTTAATTTAGGTAGAGCTTCAGAGATAACTAGAGACGAATTAAAATTTACTAAATTTGTTCAAAGGTTAAGAAAGAAGTTTACTGAATTATTTAATGACCTATTAAGAACACAACTAATTCTTAAAGGTATTATAAATGAAGATGATTGGGTTAGTGTAAATGATTCACTAAATTATGACTTCATACAAGACGGCCATTTTGCTGAATTAAAAAATACAGAGATGGCTAGAGAAAGACTACAATTAGCTAATGAGATGAGAGAATACATAGGTAAATTTTACTCAATAAAACACATTAGAAAAAATGTATTAAAACAAAATGACAGAGAAATAGAAGATATGGATAATCAGATTAAGAAAGAAATTGAAGATGGTCTGATAGATAGTCCAACTTCTCAAACTTCGGATATGGAATAGGAGAATAAAAAATGGCAAATGAAAATACTAAAAACTTTATAGATCAACTATCACAAGGTAATAATGATGACGCTGGAGAAGCTTTTAAAGCTGCTTTAAGAGACAAGGTTGCTGATCAATTAGATAATGCTAGAAAAGATTTAGCAGGCAATATGTTTAAAGCACCTGAGGCTGAAAACTTTAGTGATCCAAAACCAGAGATTGCTGACCCAGGAGTATTTAATGCTGATGGTTCAGTTTCAGCAACACCAACTGATACAAATAAAAAAGATGGTGAAGCAGAAATAAATATAACACCTGAGGCTGACAATGCTGATAAGCAGGATAGTTAAAGAAAATTTAGAGATTGATTCAAAGGCTTATAATAATCTAAGCCCTAAAATGAAAGACGCTATAGGTGATGTCTTTAAATTAGTAGAGAAATCTACTGGCGATATTATAAAAAGATTTGAAGGCGCTTGCGATAAAGTTAGCCAACATTATAATATTAATGTAATAGAATTAAACGATTACTTTGATAAAGAAGTAATTGAACAATTAGGAGAAAAATAAAAATGGCATACCAAGGCTCAATGAAACTCAAAGGCAGCTCAACAACTGCTGGTAGTTCTATCACAGCAAGTAATTTTGGCAGAGCTCACTTTGTAAGAGTACAAGCTCAAGCGGCTGCTAACACGGTTACTGTTAAACAATCTTCTACCGTTATTGGTACGGTAATTTTGGTAACAGCTGGCGATAGTATAATAATTGAAAAAGAAGAATCTCATACTATTGAAACTTCAGGTAACGCTGTAGGTTCAGCAGTATCTTCACCAAGATAATGACAATAACATCTACAAAGTTAGTTGATGATAACTTTAAAATTATGGTTAACGCTAATGGCGTTGGCGCTGAAGAAGATCAAAAGATTGTAGATGTAGAAGCGTCTAATAACGCTTCAAGTGAACCAAAAGTTTCTATTGCTAATTTACAATACGAAATTTTAGGTACAGGTAATGTTACTTTGTTCTTTGAAAAAAGAGCAAGTATTGATACAACAAAACAATTAATTATATCTGGCAGAGGCAACTATGGTCTGAAACCAGATGAAGGTAAAATTACTGATACAATTGGTAATATACTTTTAACAAGTGACTCAAGTGTCACAAAGTATAACATTGTATTAGAAACACATAAAGAATCGGGATATACAAACTAATGGCTGATACGGTAACAACACAAACAATAGCAGATACTTCAGGTGTAAAATTTGTAGCAAAACTTACAAACTTTTCTGACGGCACAGGTGAAACTTTAGTAAAAAAAATTGATGCCTCTGAATTAACTTTTATGACCGAAGACGGTAATAGAAAGATTAGTAAGATATGGTATTCAGTAAATACAGCTAATCCAAAATCGGCCGTTGAGCTAATATGGGATGGTAATACAAATGCTACAGCAATGTTTTTAAGTGGTCAAAGTCATTTTGATTTTAGACCATCAGGAGATGAGATACCTAACAATTCTACTACACCAACAGGTGATGTATTATTGTCAACTAAAAACTTTGCTAATGGTGATAATTACACGATAATAGTAGAGTTTAGATAAAAACTCTTATAAATATAAAGAGAGAGAAAAAATGAAGTTAATATCGGAAGAAATTTCACAAGCAGAATACTTGGTTGAAGAAACCAACGGAAAAAAAGACTACAAAATCAAAGGTGTCTTTTTACAATCTAACATCAAAAATAGAAATGGAAGAATTTATCCAAAAGAGATTTTGGTAAAGGAAGTGACTAGATATAATAAAGAATTTGTCAATAAAAAAAGAGCATTTGGTGAGTTAGGACATCCTGACGGACCAACTGTTAACCTAGAGAGAGTTTCCCATATGATTACGAAACTTTATCCAGACGGTGATAATTTTATTGGTGAAGCAAAAATAATGAATACACCATACGGTAAGATCGTAAAAGGTCTTATTGACGAAGGCGCTCAATTAGGAGTGTCAAGTCGTGGTATGGGTTCATTAATCAATAGAGGTGGCCGAAACTATGTAAAAGATGACTTTTACTTAGCTACAGCTGCTGATATTGTAGCAGACCCTAGCGCTCCAGACGCTTTCGTAGAAGGAATTATGGAAGGAAAAGAGTGGGTTTGGGATAACGGTGCTTTAGTAGAGAAAGATATTGAAGCCTGGAGAATGGAAATTTATAAGGCGAAAAAATTTGAGTTAGATGAGAAGAAAGTAAAAGTCTTTGAGTCATTTCTTAAAAAGCTATAATCTTATAAATATCTATAAATAAAAACAAAAATAAACGTTTATTTTTAAAGAGGAGACTTTCAAATGGCCGAAACAGAGAAAAAAATTGAGGCGATGGAACAAGAAGCTGTGGCAGAAGCAAATGCTGCTAATCCACAAGCGTCTGCTCCTACAAAGAATGCTGTAGCGGCTGAACCTATGAAAAAAGTAGGTGAGGCTGAGGACTTAGGTCCTGCGGTTGTAAAACCAACTGACAGTAATCCTGACGCTTCAAAAAAAATGAAACAAGTTTCTGGTGACGCTCAACAAAAAAACCAAGGTTCTGCTGACGCAATGCCGAAGTTAAAAGAGGGTTCAAAAGAAACGGCTGATGAGAAAGAAGACACTAAAAAAGAGATGATGAATGCTGACGATATGAAGAAAAAAGAAAAAGAAATGAAAGCTGG